TGATGAACAAGGAAATACATAATGAAATATAAAGGTAATAACGTTGAAACTTTAACTCACACTAAAAGAGCAATTTTAGATAGAGCCATGAGGCCGTATGACGGTCTTTCAGATGGACCTTTTAAAAGAGTTCTCGATAGAATGGACGGCGTATTTAGAAAAGAAATCATTAACTATAAAATTGAAGATGGTTACTTAGTTAAAGAAACTTCTGTTCGAGATTTTAGTGAAGGTGATTATCACGACACGACATCAATTCAAAGAATCGTAAAAGTAGACCAATAAAAAAGGGGCTTATGCCCCTTTTTTGTTTAAGAATAAAAAGAAGTTACTTTTTAGTCCAGGCTTGAGCTCCAAAGAATGCAGCAACAATACCAGCAACAGCAATAAAATATACTCCTGCCATATCACCTAAGATATCAGCTGCCTTTTCCAAACCAATTACGTTTGAACCGACAACCAATACTGGATATGCTAACATTCCATATAAAGAAAACCATGCCATAGATCTTTGTGCATCTCTCATAGCATCCTGGTCTTCGAGTTCTTTTCTTTTAAACTCTAAGTACATCTGTTCTTCTTCTTTAGAGACTTTTCCATCTCCGTTAGTATCAGCAGGATGAAACCCGCCAGAATTATTAGTTACTTCTTCTGACATTTTACTTTACCTCTGCTTTCCATAATGTCCAAGCACCATAGAGTAATCCACCCCATGCCACTAGATCAATCAGTCCACCAAGTAAAAGATAACCACCACAAACGGCAATTATAACAGTTCCATCTAACGATGTTCTTTCACCTATTCTGTCTAGAACCCATTCCTTTAATAATTTTAAAGATACGACTCCTTTTAACATATCTAGATTTAGCATACATTTCTCCTTATTATGTAGATCAAACAATATGTTGAGATCTACTTTTCTTTGCGGTGTGACGAACACCTGTTTTTGTTACGTAAGGATCTTTAGAGATTCCTTTTGTTCCTGCATCAAATAACATAAAACAAGCCAATGCTGCAAAGGCAGGAATTAATAACGTAGCTATTATTACACCGTCCATATATTAAATTTTAAAACTTACTGAAACACCACATCCACAACTCGAAGTTTCTTTTGGATTGATGATTTTAAATTGTTCGTTAAGTCCTTCTTTGATCCAATCTAAAGTTGAACCTTCTAAAAAAGGTTGTGATAGTTTATCGATAACAATACTAAATTTACCGTAATCTACGATATGATCTTCCACATTAATTGTATCAGTAAATTGAATAAAGTACTCGTAACCAGCACAGCCGCCACCAGTAACACCAACTCTGATATCATGTTTGCTCTCTGTTGCTGTTTTCTCAATCGCTTTAGATATTGCTGCATCGGTTAATTCTATCATTTACTCTCTAACTTCTGTATTCTTTCTCGAAGTTCTTGAATTTCTTCTTTTAATTCAGTTGTACCACCAGGCGCAACTGGAGGATGTGTCCATTCCTCTAATTTTGCAATACGTGCCTCATAGTCAAACCACTCGCTCAATCGTTTAAAAAAAGTCATTAGAGTTCCTTTCTCTTTATTTGCTAATTATTTATAAATACAAAGGTATTAAAACAGCTATTATTTCATGTAGGAGAGTGACCAATGGCAAATAACCTTAAAGAACTAACTAAAGCTCATCACGATAATGCGGAGCGTACTGAATTCGCAGATATGTTAATGAGTGGTGAAATTCCACCTAAGCTTTACCAAGAATACTTACACGCACAATTACAAAATTATATGGTACTTGAATCAGCAGTATCTATTCCTATTGACTTAGAACCAATTTTTAGATCATCTCAAATCGAAGAAGATCTCCAAGAACTTGAAAGTATGTTTGATCTTGAAGAAGTAGAAGACAACTTTAGATCAACAGACGAATATAATGCACATATTCAAAAATTACAAGAAGATGAAGATAACAATGCTCTTCTTGCACATTTATATGTAAGACACTTCGGAGATGCACACGGTGGCCAGATGATTAAGAAACATGTACCTGGTAGTGGTACCATGTATGAATTTGAAAATAGGTCTGGCCTTATTAAAGGAGTCCGAGAGCTACTTAATGATGATATGGCAGATGAAGCAAAAATTTGTTTTGAATATGCCGAAAGACTATTTCACGAATTAATTGAAAAGTTTCATAACAATGAAGATGAATATAAAAGTGCTGACTCGTTATTAATAGAATCGGGTTGGGCTAGTGAAGAATGGAATGATTGAATCTGAACTATTTGATAGACTAAGAGATTTATCTGTAGAATTAAGAAATCTTTTTAGTCGCAGTATGACACTGTATGACAATCCAAAACATACGGCAGATTTAGAAGGTTGGTCTGATTGGTTTTGGTCAAGCGATACAATTCGTAAAGCACACCTTAAAACAATTGAACCTGTAGGTAAAAATAAATTATGGCTTATGCACATCAATATATTTCCTCAATTCAATATTAATCTTCCTATATTTGGTCTAGATATTGTAGCAAACCCTCAAAAAATATCTGGTTGCTTTTGTGACTATTCTCCTATTACTGAAGGATCGCATCCTTATCTTGATAAATTTGAATTAGAAATAAAAGATCTTACTTGGACTCGAGCTCGTGAAATGCCAGATTGGGCTCAAGAAATATTTTCAAAAAATATTGTAGGTGCAGGTAGTATTCGTGAAGGAGATGAAACAGATCAATTATGTAATATGGCTTTTAACTTAGCATCTTTTTATTGCACGGAAATGAACAATCCGCAATATCAAAAAACATTTTCATTAGATACTCGAAAAGCACAAAACAAATATTGTCGTAATCAGAAAATGAATCGTATGCTTCATTCCTCAATACTCGCAATGGGTATATCAGAAGAACGAAAGAATCAATATGTAGAGAATGTATTATTCGAGGAAGTATAAGTTTTGTTCAACTATTCTTTTTAGGAATATAATAGTTTACGCATAATTAATAAAAAATTAATACAAAATTAACGACTTTCTGTATATATAATTGCCGTTACCAAAGGTAACATTCCCCACATAACCACAAGGAGTGAAAACTTAAAAATGAAGAAATTTGTTATTGCTGCGTGTCTCGTAGCGTTGAGTCCAGTTGTATTAGCAGAAACCGATTATGTTGCACGATTAAATGAAGATGGTAAGTATTGTGCACGAGTAAAAACCACAGGCCTAAATGGCTTAACACAAACTAAAACGTTTTGTAGAACATTAAAACAATGGGAAGCAAAAGGTTACACTGTTGGTGCTAAAGAAGTATCAGAGGTAACTAATGATTAAAACAATTCGTAATTGGGCTGTAGGAATTTTGATCCTAGGATCATGTATTATCGGACTTATGGGTCCGTTACTATGGCCTTCGTTATATGCACAACAAATTATGCATTCCGCTCCATACGGAATCCCTCTCGTTCAACATCATGTTGAACTATGTGACCTCAGGTCGTTAAGCGTCATTAATCGTTGTGAGCTTTTTGAACCCATTCGTGTCGCCTAATAAATAAAGGTTGACAATTCGCAAAAAGCGTGTTATAATAGTTGGTCTAATGGTGTAAAAGCTATTAGACCAATTTTTATCTATTGTAAAAAATATTAAAATAACAGTTGACATTCTGTTCAATCTATAGTATAATATACTGTATAAACTTGGAATAGCAATATGCCCAAACAAGGAGAACAAGAAGATATGTCAGTTGTTGCGTTAACACCAGATAGAATACATCATGAAATTTCAAAGAATATCTCTAGAGGAGTTCCTTATATAGATGCTCTAGTAGACTTCGCAGAAAAGCACGATGTTGAAATTGAAACAATAGCTCAGATCGTTAAGAAGTCTTCGATACTTCGAGAAAAAGTTCGAACTGAAGCTGTGCAATTGAAGATGGTGGTAAAGGATGGAAAAGATCTCTCCGACCATTTTGAGTGATAGTTCATTCGATGCGTATGTAAAATATCTTGCATTAAAGAAACATTTTACTACGGATGGATATGACTTCTTTAAATATAATGGAAAGGTCAGAGCATCTTACGAAACCTTCATGTCACGCAATGACGCATATTTTTTTGCTAAGCTTACAAAAAGAGACGACTGGTTAAATCTAATCCTCTCAAATGTAATCATAAAACCTGATATCTGGATACGAGAAATTCTTGAAGAGGAAGCTCAAAACAGATATATAGAATGGAAGAGAAAACAAGATTCTTTGAGTCATGTTTTCAAATCCGAGTTGGTACATCTATTAGATGACTATCAACAAAACTTTGTATCACGAGATGGACAACATCCTCATATTATGACGATGTATAGTCAAAAGAAAATCTCTTTAGAGACTTTTACTATTCTATCACACCAAGCGAAAGTTTTTTCATACTGGAGTGAAAAAATAGTTGACAAAATCGTATCTTGTGATATAATAAGACTTTCTAAGAAATATAAACCTTTCTTAGATTATGATGAGAAAAAGTTTAAATCCATAATTCGTGGATACTTTTTTTGATCATTGCAATACTACGCAAAATAACGCTATATAAAGGAGAAAAATTATGGCAACAACAGACTTTGCTTCGTTAAAGAAGAATCGTAACAAATCTCTCGATAAGCTTAATGCTCAACTCGAGAAAATCACTACCAAATCTTATTCGGACCCGAATGAAGGTAAATTTTGGAAACCAACTAGAGATAAAGCCGGTAACGGATTCGCAGTAATTCGTTTCTTGCCTGCTCCTAAAGGTGAAGAAATGCCTTTCGTTCGAGTATGGGACCACGGGTTCCAAGGTCCTACAGGATTATGGTATATCGAAAACTCGCTTACAACTCTTGGTCAAGATGACCCAGTATCTGAATACAACTCTAAGTTGTGGAACACAGGTGTTGAAGCTGATAAAGATCAAGCACGTAAGCAAAAACGTAGATTGAAGTATACTGCTAATATTTACGTGGTCAAAGACCAAGCAAATCCAGAGAACGAAGGAAAAGTTTTCCTATACGCTTTTGGTAAAAAAATCTTTGATAAGTTGAATGATCTTATGAATCCTACTTTTGAAGATGAAGAACCAGTAAATCCATTCGACCTTTGGGAAGGTGCAAACTTTAGACTGAAAATTCGTCAGTTTGAAGGTTATCCAAACTATGATAAATCAGAGTTTGATGCTCCTGCTCCATTGTTCGAAGACGATGAACAACTGGAAGCAGTTTGGAATTCACAACACTCTCTACAAGACATTGTCGATCCTAAAAACTTCAAGTCTTATGCAGAGTTGAAAACCAAATTGTTTAGAGTATTGGACTTATCTTCTGATGAACCAGTTGCTCAGTCAACTTTCGAAGAAGATAATGAAGATGAAGATTTAGTATTTAATACTGAAACTGCATCTGCTCCTGAAGCTCCAACTGCTGCACCTAGTGTTGCTGCAGATGATGATGACGATGATCTTTCAATCTTTAAAGAACTCGCAAGAGGTTAATGATGCGTATGGGAGGGTAGCCAATCCCTCCCTATTTTTTAAAGGAGAAAAATCATGTCAGATTTAAAAACAACAGAATCTATAGTAGATTTTGATTTTGGCTTTACAGCTATGGATGCTGATGAACTTGATGTTGTTCAGCAATCTAAACTTGAAGCTGAGACTTCCTCTGCTGCAGCAACAAGCGCGTCAGAAAAGGCTCAGTTATTATATGATGCAATTATGCCACTATTAAATAACCTAAAGGCAAATCCAGAAAAAGATTATATCTACTGGCCTGACCGTTATTCGAAACTAGATGCTTTTGCGGATAAATTATATCAA